GCAGACGGCGCGCATATTCGCTGCCTACTAAACGCGGAAACTTTACGCAACACCTACACACACGAGCGCGAAATAATAGCCGAAATAATAGCCCAAAACGGCGGCGAGGTTGAGTATATCCAAAATGCTTTTGCAGCAGATGCCGAACGGCGCACAGGCGTAGAGGTAGCCCTTGTAAGCATATTTAAGCCCGCAAAAAAGCGCATCAGCTTAAATATAGGCAACTTACAAGGTATGCAAAAAGAAGACATAGCGGGCGCGCAGCAGCAGGCGGAGTTGTCAACGCCGAGCTATATCAAAAACCAAGTATCTAACTTTCAGGCTGCCATCGATGCGCTACGGGACGTTGTAGCGGCTACGCATCGTTTTAATTACTACTGCAATGGTTGTGGCGCACAAAAGTCAAGCGTACACAGCTATAACCACAAAAATCCTTTATCCGAAATACTCGCTAAAGGTACGCAAGATAGCTTTAATGAAGCTATTGAGAGAATGACAACAAACGCGTGGGGGGACTTTTTTGACAAGCCTGCTTATCGCAAGTTAATTACTGCTGGCGTGAAAGAAAAATTTGCAGCAGAGCAAAAACGCTTAGGCGGCATGGCTTTTAGCGAAGCTAATTTAAACAGCTTTATAGATACGCTGATAGGAACGCGCGGGCAGGTCATGGGAAAAGCCATAGAGGATAGTTTTAACTTCCTAACTTCTTATGATAAGAAAAACATCATACACAAAGAGGGTTGGAAAACAAATAGCAATTACAAAGTCAATATAAAGTGCATAGTACCTGCGCTACATACTTTTGATAAGTATGGCGTAACTACTAATTACTACGCTAAAGATTGTCACGGCGGCAATTTTGATGACTTAGAGCGTGCATTATGCTTTATCGCAGGCGTATCTTACGATACCATAAGGCAGCAAAGTATTTGTGCTACCCTAAGCAGCATACTATCTTTTGATAAAAGGGATAATGCTTTTAATGCAGAGCATGATAGTTATTTTTTCACTATTCGCATCTACAAAAAAGGCACTATGCACCTAAAATTTAAAGATGAAGGCGTGTGGGCGCGCTTCAATCAAGCCGCCGCCAAAGGTAAGAACTGGGTGGGTTAGCCCCGAACCCTAAAAATGCACTACATTAGCTTGTAGCGCGTTTTTAGGGTTTTGTAAGTATTTGTATTGCTTTTAATTAAAGATGGCAATTAGGCTGTAATCCCGCGCTTTTGTGGTATATTTGCGCTATTAATTAATCGTATAAATATAAAACTATGCCCGACGGTATAACTTTGGAGCAAGCTAAGGCTGCCCACGCACAACAATTGGCAATCATTAAAGCCATATTAGACGCTGTGCCTTTTACGCCGCTGGCAAGCACAGCAACAGTTGGCGAAATTGTAGCACAAACAGCGCGCATCGAGGCTGCTATTTCTAAGTTGGAAGATTAGCACCACCATAACGCGGCACGACAACCCGAGTTAAAATCCTTTTGAAGGGCATTTTTTCACACTAAAAAAACATGAGATACATTTTAAATTAAAAAAAAGGCGCGCCGCATTAATTTGTGGCGTGCCTTTTTTTAGATATTTACTTTTGGCTCGTAAAAACAACGCTGCCTTTTGCTGTGCCCTCGTCACCATATATAAAAATCTGCTTTTGAAGTGTATCTACTTGCTTTTCTATTTGCTTATGCTGTGCCAAAATATCAACGCCTAAGACGGGAATGATTAAACAGGTGGCTGTGGCTATACAGATAAGCCCGAAGGTTGTACGCGCGCGCTCTATACGCGGGCGAAGCTTGCGTAATTCTATTTTTTTATTTTTGTCCATAACATTTGTATAAAGTCTATAATGTCTATATAATAAGAAAAGAAAACGTTTGCAGCGGCGTATATAAGCAGCACAATAAGCAGTGCGTAAATTATATAATATAGCGTATCTATATGCGCGGTAAAGGCCTCTAACATCGCCTGCTGTTGCGTAATTATTTTGTATAGTTTTTCCTCCATTTTTTTATTTGTTTTTGGGCGAGCCGACACGCTCGCCCAAAGTAAAGGGGCTTTTATCAAGGGAGACGCAATACTAAACTTCTACAGTTTCTAATACCGTACCCGTCAAAACTTCATAATTAAGCTGCGCAAGGGTGCGCCCTGCTGAAGCCCGTAGCAGTACATCTACAATAATGCCGCCGCTTGCTGTTGTTTTGGGGTAAGTAACGCCATTGACGGAAAAAGTTGATGAGGTTAAAGCAACTAATTTTATAGAATGCGCACCCGTTACTACAGTTTGCAAGCCAACTACTTTTACGGTATTGGTAAAAGTTTGCGGATTGCCTGCGTTGAAATTATTAGTAAAACTTTTTATTGTATTAAGACTGGCTGCTGTATCAAAAGAACATAAAATGTCAGTTGTAATAAGCTCTAAATCAGCTGGCACATAAGCCGCGCCATCAATAGTGGTATAACTTACTGCAAAAGTGTCTAAGGTAGAATCAAATTTTGTAATTTGGCGGGCAGCCTTATCCGTAGTTTTATCAAAAACCATCTGGTCCCAAGCAAACTTTTTATTATCTGTGCCCCCGCCAACAATATTAGTAGGCAGCGCGGCCGTAAATGCAGTTACAAAAGCATTAATATTTACTGCATTGTAAGGTGTGCCATTAGCTTTCAATACTTCAGCAAAGGGGGCGGATTGAATAGGGTAGATTTGTGCTGATTCGCGGCGGTGCGAAAATTGAACATTAGCGTTAGCGTCTAACCCAAAAGACAACTCGCTATAATGAATAGTAGTTATATATTGGTTATTTTGGTCGCGAAATTGTATAAATTCAGCCGAAGGGAAAACATATAATACTGCCATTATGGTTAAGATTTACAAAAAAGGCGCAACGACAAATTGCCTCGCGCCTCTTTTCAAGATTTTATAAATTATTTTTTTGTTTATGCTACCTAAACAAAAGCAATATCTACGCCATCGACAACTAAGAACGTTGGCGTAAAAGGCGTGCGAGCAGTAACTTTAACAACGAGGTTATTAGATACTTTGCCTGCGATGGCGTTACCGCTACCTACGAGGAAGCGACTAAAAAGGGCAACTACTTCTTTATTGAGTTCGGTATATATGCCCGCCACACTAAGTGTACTAAAAAGATACTGGCGGTTAAATGTAAATACCTGCGCCACGCCGTTATGGTCTGTGTATTTAATCGCATCTACTATTTTAGTAGTTGGCGCGGTAGGTAGCGCAATAGTAGCTGTTTTTAAAACTATTGCGCCCGTGCTGTTTGCGCTTGTGTCGCATTTGCAAAGAATGCCGTCAGCGACATCTAAATAGCTTGTAAATTGGACTGGCGCATTAAGCAGTATATCGCCTACCCTTTGGTCTGTGTATTTTTGCATTTGTATGATTGTTTTATGATAATTAATTAATCTATCCACAGCCCCTGCGGGCAGCTTGTTTTAGTCTTTTGCCCTGTACGTTCCTGCGCCACGGGGTCAAACATTAAGCGCGCCTTTACAGCCAAAAAGCAGCCACACTCGCCGCACTGCCCCGTTATGCTTTTGTACTTTGGGCAGGTGCTACATACCGCCCTGCGTGCCGTATATACTCCATCTGTTACCTGCGTAGCATCATAGCCGCCTAAGGCTAATTTGGCAAGCCCTTTCGCTGCCGTCGTAAGGTCTCGTATTTTATCTAAGAGGGGCATATATTGCAGTTTTCGTTATCGCCATCTGGGAAAATAAAGCCGTATGTATTGCGTCTATATTTCTTATCTGTTGGCACATCTTTATTGCATAAGTCAGCCGCTGCATCAGCAACGCGCTTGTAGGTAGGGAAGCTTGCGCTATTTTCCATTACATACTCCTCCATAACACTTATTGACAACTTTATGCGCTGGTAGTTAAACTCCTTTAGGGTAGCTAAATCGCTTTTATTAGCAGCGTCAAAATTGTCGTCTTTAAGTTTTATGATACCCTTTTCGGTTTGCTTTAGCGAGGACGGTATAACAAATTCATTTGCTGCCGCCCAACACAAAAGCCGCTTTAAGTACCGCTGCCATAGAAATTCATTAGCTGCTGTGCCAAATTTAGGGGCTAAAGCAAAGTATGTATTATTTTGAGCAGGCACTTGTGCACCTGTCGTATCTTGTAATACCTCGTATATAAGCCCGTTAAAAATCACAAAAGCACCCGTTAAATAAATTGTGCTATTTGCATAAGGCGTTGGCGCATATACAATAGCATCAGTAAAAAGAGCGGCATAAAAGGGGCGACCGAAGTACGTATTAAACAAACTTTCCTCTGTTACGATTATTAAGTTTGCAAGTTGCGCCGTATCTGTTTGCGAGCCTATCATGCCGCTTATGCGTATATCATTTGCGCTTATTAGCGTATCGTATGCGTTCATATCTTAGACTATATTTAAGGCAGGCGTAATAATAGGTTCAGTAGCTGGCCCGGCCTCAAAAACGCTTTTCAAGTCGATAGTTAAGCCTGCTGCATTATTAAAGCCTACCCACTTCTCTACCTCCTTAATAGCAGTTTGGTAAGCATACAGAATTTTGCTCTGCAAAGGCTTAATTATCGTCTTGTCTGTTATAAGCGCAAGGTCTGCATTTTCGCTGCTATTGCCTATCGAGCCTACCGTCTTTTCTAATAAACTACTATGCCAGCCATGCGATTTTAGTATCTGCGATTGCGCTATCTCTTTCATCGCTACGTGGAAGTTTTCGTGCGTTTGTGGCGAGAATTGCGTAATTGTAGAAGGTGTAGTGCCTTCGGGTACGCTACGAAAAACGATAGGCAACTTCTTGCCGTCGCCGCTATTCGTATAGATATTGCCCATTTGGCGCACCAACTCCCGCGCCGCCTTTGCCGCCTCCTCTGTATCTGTTTCATAAGGCATATCGTAGGTCTCAATGAAAGCAGCGGGCAGCCAAAAGTTCTCATAGCCACGCGTCGAGTACTTACCTAATTGATACTCTAAAAATTGAGAGTAAATGCTACTAAAAGAAGTTGGCAAGCCGTACCACTGGCGGTGCAGCGCATCATCTTTTACGTGTATTAAGCTGCGTAGCGTCCCGTCCTCGTGTTCTTTAAACGCGGGGTACATAGCATACTCTACTATCTCGTTTGGGTTTCTGCTTACATAGGCATAATCCCAACGCGCGCTAATATAGCCCACCGTTGTAATTACTTTGTTTATCTCGCGCTTATACCTAAACATAGCCGCATCATAAACATTGATAGCTGCGCCACGGTAACCTAACGTCTTTGTAAGCACTACTTCAATAACGCTATTGCCATACACTATTTGGTTCTTTGCCGTCTTTTGCAGCTTCGCCAAAAGCGTATCTATATCAATAACGCTACCTAAAAAGGCTACATAGCCATCATGCTCCATATCTGTAATCGCGCCCTCTTTGCCATTTTGCCGCTTAAAAACACTATCTATCTTTTTAATTAAACCCAACCCGCCTGCTGTACAATACTCTATTTTAGAATTTACACACGCCGCTTGTGTTGGGCTTAACTGCGATAGGTCGCGCACCACGCGTAGGGTAGCATCGCCGCAGTCCATAAAAGGGACGTAATCAACAAGCCCCCTTACGAGGTGGAAGTCGCCGTCTTTAAACTCCTCTTGTAACGGACTTTGCAAGCCTTGCATAATGCCTTTGTTGGCTGTTTGCTCCCCGAAGATAGATTCATTTAAAAGATTGGACGACATTGTATATAGTGTTTATTTATGCAGTAAAAATACTACTAAGGCGTATTAGCTACGATAGCAGCGATAGCAGTGGCAGCAGCAGCAGGCGCAACGTCCATATAGCCAAAATTTACGTTTTCAGTACTAAGCGCAACAGTTGCACCAGCAGCCTCGTCAGCACGGTTTGCACCGCTTGTGAAATCGTATTTTACCTGCATATCAGCACTATCATAGGTAGCATCTAATTTGCTGTAATTTAACCCTAATAGAATCCACTTACCAGATGCAAGTTTAGCGAGGGAAACAACGCCGCAGCAGTCCTGCAAATCAATAAGCGATTTATGTGTGCCTGTATCGTCTGTGCTAATAAGTACGCTTACTGTATGCGTAAATGCAGCGGCACCAGGGCGCGTATTTTCGGCAGCAGCAGAGGCATCGCGTTTTTTGTCAAACTTAATCTCGTACCAATCTAACGCAACATCAATAGCCGTAATTTGGTGGCGTGTTGCACCTGTATTAGTTATAGTAAGCGTGCTTGCTGTTAAGTCCGTAGCATTAGCTACTAACAGCCGAAGTATGCCGCCTGCGAGGCTACAACTGGCAGCAGCAGGCATTGAAGAAGATAAGCACATAGTTTTATATTTTAGATTTTATTGATAAGGCGCAGGCTAAGGCAAGCCAAAGCCTACGCGCTTTTATTTTAATGAACGGCTATTGGAATGCAGTAGCTACCGAAGGATAGCCTACAACCATCATTTCAGGCTCGGCTATAAGGATACCTACCGAAGTAAGCATTTTCCAAAAGATTTTACCCGCATCACGTACTTGGTCTGCCGCTGGCGCAACTATCAATCCAATAGTATCGCCGCTTGGCGTTTCCAAATCCAAACCTAAGTAAATATTGTTTGGCACGGTAAAGAGGACACGGCAGTTGCGGCTGTGTGTTACAAGTTTACCAGCGATAGTAGAGGTTGTTTTTGCGCCAATTTCTGTATCGAACTTATCCGCATTGTTATCTCTATAAACGCGGTAGCCTTGAAACATAAGCACTTCCTGCGCCTGCATTTGCATATCCCACGCTGCCACATGATTGGTATTTACGCCGTTCATAGTGTAGTAATCGCGCAAGGCTTCAAACACTGAGCTATCTACCAAAAAGAAGGGAGAGTTACCTGTACCTTTAGCTACGCCACGCAATTCGGCAGATGCGCTATTAATAAACCTTTGCAGGATAGAATAGATATTAGCAGGGTTTAAGATATTGCCAGCTACTGTGTTATCATTTGTATCTACATAGGTAGTAAGTCCTGCTCCAACATTAGTAGCCGCTAAGTCCCAAACGCCACTTTGTTTGCCGCCCAACATCTTATCTGCACCAGCAGGAACGCTGCCAATATAAAAAGGCGCGCTACCAGCTGCTGTATTAACAGCGAATGCGCCTGCTTTTGAGTACCATGCAATACGAACAATATCATCAAGCATCGTCTCATATTTCAAGCCAAATATAACTTGCAAGAGTTCGTTACGTTGAAACTCGCCCGTAGGGTTGAGCATACGATATATGCTACTATTTGCCCACGCTTGGCAAACTTCGGCAAAATCATCAGGACACAACTCGCCTGAATAATCATAAAGCACGCCGCTAAATTCGCGTGATACAATACCTTCTTTATTGCCCGTGCCAAAATTGGAGTTATCGCAAACGCTATCAACAGGGCGCGCATTGTAGCTTGCCTTTCTAATAAAGCTTGCTTTGTATTTTACGCGGCTGCTAACCTTTGGAACAGCCTTAAAGATTGGGGCAGTTGTTGTTGTTAGCGGGTCGTATCTAAACCGTGAAGCTACAATAAGCTCTACGCCTTCGGCAGCAGGCAGCCTGCCTACCATCATACTTAATTCTGTACTCATTATGTTTATGTATTTTTTACGCTTCTAAATTTGTTTCATCAGCAGTAGGTAGCTCGCCCACGCTATCGTTTTGCTTTTTCCCTCTCGCTGTGGGCTTTACTTCTTTTGCTTTAAGTGCAAATTCAGCTACGGCATACCGTATAGCTTCTTCGGCAGCGACACAGGTTATGCAGATAAGGCTTGACCCTACCTTGTTGTTGTTTAAGTAAGCGGCAAACTGTATTACAGCCTGCGCGGCTTCGCTCCTATTCTTTTGCGCCACGGCTACATTATAGTTATCTACAATAGCCTTTATTTCGGCTTCCTGCTGTGGCTTTAGCAGTTGGTATAGTATGTGCATTAAATGCCGCCTCCTACCTTTTTAAAATATTTATTAATAGTTACTACTTCTTCTGCGGTGGGCGCGCCAGTGAGCATTTGAGCGTTTGCATCGCTCTCAACTTGTTTTACCAAAGGTGTACCTAATTGGGCGTTCAATGTAGTTGCCAACTCTTTAATTCGCGCTTCGGCTTTTATAGTATTGCTTTGCGCATTTGCAACATCAACTAACACAACTTGCAACTTAGCATCTAAAGCCTCAACTTTAGTAACAAGAGCGGCTAATTGCGCTTGCGTATCTGTAAGGTCTGTTTTTTGGGCAGCTATTGTGCTTGCTTGTGTGGCAGCGATAGCACCAAACTCGCCCTCTAAGAGGTCACGAAATTCTAAGCTATTGGTAAACTCCGCTTCTTTTTCGGCTGTAATAGCAGCGCCAGTAGCGTCTGCCAGTATTACGCCGCCTAAGCCGAAAAGGCTTTTTATCTTTTCAAAAAAATTCATACTCTCTAATTTTTAGTAATTGGTTTAAGAATAGTAAGCCCGCCTTTGGGCTGTGTTAAAATAGACATTGTAGGTATTGTAAAAGCAGGCTCTTCGCTTGCTGTAACTAAGCTACCCGCTGTGCGCGTATCAAAATTAACTAAAGCCTGCTCTAACGTTCCTATGCTATCAGCTAAGCCTACCGCTATGGCATCTTTGCCGAAGTATATTTTACCCGTTAATTCGGGCGGCGTATTTTCCAAAGTCAGCTCCTCTACCTTATATTTACTTCGGTATCGCCCACGTATTACGGCAGCCAAAAAGACGGTATTTATTTTATCCAATACTTCGGTGCGCATCGCCGCAGGGTTGCCCGCCAGTGCGTCATCGTACTCTTTGTTTTTATTATAGCTAAGAGTAGCATATATATTTATAATGCTTATGCCTGCTGCCTGCATCAGCCCTTCGGAGTTTACAAGCGTCGCCATAGTGCCTATACTGCCAACAGATGAGGTTTGCCCTACTAAGTATATCTTATCGCAACCCGAAGCTAACCAATAAGCAGCACTGCCAGCCGTATATACAACCGCTTCAATACGCTTGCCGTACGCCCGCTTAAAATTGTATATAGTATCAGCCAATTGCTCCGTGCCTGCCACCTCGCCACCGCCACTATCAATGCAAAGAATTACGCCTTTAATGCGCGGGTCTTCGCCCAGCTCCATAAGGTCTGCATTAATCTCCATTGTTCCTTTGTTGCAATAATCGCTATCTTTATGTAGTACGCCTTTAATGCGCATAACAGCGATGCCTTCAGGGCTTACTATACTTTTATCTTCTTCGGTTTCCCCTTCGCCGTCGTCTGTATAAATTTCGTTATCCATCGATGGCATAGGCTGCCGCTTTTTACCTTCCTTATACGGCATCAGCTTTTTGCCCGCAGTAAAAACTAAAGTTTTATTTGTGGCATTATGCTGTTCGCGCCGCTTGGCTATTTCTTCAAAGGCTATGCCTTCACCCGAATTTATTAGGGAGCGAAAAGAAGATGCTAAACCTTCAGTTACAAGCCAAGTATTACCCTCGATATATTGCAGTATCTCGCTATTTGTCATATTGCTTACTTAGTGTGGCTTATTGCAGCACTTCTGCAATATTAGCTAATAAACTAAAGAACTGAAAAAATAGTAGCGTTTTGCGTATATTGTACTATTCAAAACGCGCGAATTAGTTATTTTTATTGTATAATGTATATATATTGTTTATCTTTGCATTATTAGTTTAACAAAATACAAAATACGCATCATGGTAAAAATTACAGACTTAAAAGAGTTGATTGCCCTCCTTGTTGATGTTGAGGCAAATTACAAAGCTACCAACCCTACGGGTAAAGCAGCCTTTATTTCGGCCATCAAAGCCTTCGTAGCAAAATTGAATATACTTGTTGCGCAAGAGGATACTACCGTGCCGCTTGATGAAACAGGTAGAATGCTCGCTGCTGTTGCGTCGCATATAAAGCATGTAGATAATAAAAAGGTATTGGACGGGCGCACGTTTGCGGGCGATATACCGCCGCAGGTTATGTGGGCATTTTATAACAAACTTATGCAGACTACCGAAGTAGTAGTTAGCCCCGTTACTGAAGATGAAAAAAAAAGATTGAGCCTGCCTGCTGTGGCGTTAGTAGCTGATAATACGCCAGCGGAGCGAATAGAGGCTATTATTGAGAACGGTAGCGAGGAGGACGCAAAGTTTATTAGAGCTATGACTTATATCCAATCTGCTGTTAGTGCAATAAGCGTAGAGAAAGCGACACGCGCAATTAGTAACGATACCCTTATTACTATCGCCCGCGCCGAAGGCTTGCTTGACGAAAGCGAAATAAACTTGCTTACTCCTACAGGTTGGGGCTTAATACCGCGCAAAGAAATTGCCTACCGCGTTTATAATTTCTATAATGCAGCAAAAGAAAAAAATGATGACGGAAAGTAAAACACTGCAATTTCGTTTTGATATAGATGTGCTTAATGATGAAACAAAGCGTATCGAAAGCAAGACGGTAGAGTTGTCTTTCTGTATCGATGCCCGCGATATGGCAGTAGGCAAGTTTGCAGAATTAGAAACTTATGTTTTCAATTTGGAGCTGTGGTCAAAGGTAGCTTTAGGGCTAAAGAGCATAGAGAGCATCGACCCGCTGCTAATTACAGATGAGATGCAACTAAGTAAGTGGCAGCCAAAGCAGTATAATGATTTTGCGCAAATACTAATAGAGCTATTAAACTTCTTTTGTGTCGCTGGCGCAGGTGTGCTTACGTACCTAAGCAAACAGCAGTTTACTTGCTATGCTGATGTGGCGGCGTTAAATAATCTATTTTGCGATGTCTTTAGCGCATTTTACGAAAGCCATACGCCGTGCGAGGTCGAGCATTTTGAGCATAAAGGGCGGCGTTTTATTGTGCCTTATAATGGCGATATGATAGGCGCAGCCTTGACTTGGGGGGAAGCCACTGAAGCCTTACAAAGCGATTATTTTACTAAGCCGCAGGAAGATGGCAAGTACGGCGAGGGGGTGCTACTTAACAACTCGCTTACTATATTAGCCGCTCTTTGCCGCGAGGTGCGCATCGTTGATAAAGAGACGGGCGCGTACGAAGAGAAAGCCGCTGTCCCAAATATGCAGGGCGAGGCGTGGGCGGCGCACTTAAAAAAACAAAAGGCTTTCTTTTACGACCTACCTTGTTCTATATCGCGTGATGTAGGTTTTTTTTTGACAAATTCGTTCGTGCGTTCCGAACTCACGGTCTCTTTGGCGTTGCTTTTCAAAAGCCCGTATTGGCAAGAGATAGCAGCGGCAATACCGCCGCAACAAGAAAGCCTATTGGAGATATAGGCTGGCTGGCTATAACTTATGATATAGCAGCAACGGGTAGCCTTAACACTTTTGATGCTGGTATTTCGGCTATCGAGTGCGTCGATAGGGCGAGCTTTTATCGCGCCTTATCTGTTTTTGTCCATATTAAAATACATAACTCAATTGCATAAACACTATGAGCGCATTAAGTAGCTTTACCCCTTTAGATTTTTACGCCATACTTTATGATATTGCTAATAGTATGCAGATAGTAACGGACGGCAACGGCAGCGAGGTTGAATGCGCGCGGCTGCAAACAGTAGCTGTAACTAAAGATTACGCTGCCGAAGTAAAAACAGCCAACTTAGGCAAGGATAGTAGGTATAATGGTAAAAAGATATTCTTTAGCCGCGCCAGCCCAACAGATGCGCAAGGCGGCACAGAGGCGAGGTTTAATTTCCCTGCCCTATTTTTAGGCGAACAAGATGAGAGTTATAGCCGCGCGGGCAGCCAATATAGTATTGATTACAGTATAGCTTTAAGCGATAGGATAGAGCAGGCACAGGGCAGCAACTTTAATCAATCGCTTTGCGCGCAGCGGACGTATGAGGAGGTGGCACAGGGGTTGCGCGCGCTGTGGCAACAAGTGTATGCTACCCTTAGCGATTATGTATATGCCGACCTATATAACGGTGGTTCGATTTTGCGTTCGGGCTGGTATAGCGTGGCGGGCTTACAGCAGCTATTAGCACTTACGGCTATAACAAGTTACGAGGAAGTAGCTTATTTAACCCAATATATAAGCGAGACAACAAAGGCTTATATAGCTTTTGATATGCACACAGAAAGCGCGATAAGCTATTTCTTAAATATCAATGTGCAATTCTTTGGCTGTGTTGCGCCTATCGCTGCCCGCCCGCAGGAAGAGCCTATTATACCTATTAATCCTTATGATGATGATGCTGTACTTTATTTTGCCGCTATCGAAGCTACGGGCGCAACATTAAGCGACACTACTAAAGATGCCACTAACGAGGCTATCCTAGCCCTTAAAGATGCAGGGCTTTGGCTCAAGGCATACGCGCTATACTTTATTATAGGCGGTACAGCAGCAGCGCATAAATTCAATGCGAAAAACCCGTTAGATACTAATGCAGCCTATCGCCTTACCTTCGCGGGCGGTTGGGTACATAGCAGTACGGGCGCAACGCCAAACGCTACTAATGCTTTTGCAGATACGTTTTTCACACCTTCGCTTAATGCAGCTGTAAGCAGTATCACCTTGGCCTATTATTCACGCTCCAGTGCAACGGGTTCGTATATCGAAATGGGCGCGAGTGGCAGTGCGATAAGTTCGGGACAAGGCCAATTATTTATTGCGCCAAATATTAGCGGCACGGGCTTTAATGCTGTAAATGCTACGGGCAACGCCCCCTTCGCAGGAACGCCCACCAACGCTATGTATATCGCAAGCCGTACAGACGCGGTAAACTTCAGAATACATAGAAACGCCACTTTGTTAGCGACAAATAACCAGCCGAATACAGCTTCCAATAAGAAAGTATATATAGGGGCGCGCAACAATAACGGTACAACAGATGCCTTTTCGGCTCGCCAGTGCGCTTTTGCGGCTATACTAAGCGGACTAACCACGCCCGAAGCAAATACGTTTTACGCTATTATCGAAACTTTCCAAACTGCTTTAGGGCGCAATAATTAGAACATGATAGTCAAGAAATTAACCGCGGAGCAGGCTCAAAGTTTGTACGGTCAAACCTTCGCTAATGATGCCTATTTTAACCCAATACAAGACGTAAACGATAATTGGGTTATATCTATGCAGGAGTCGGACGGGTGCAATCATGCAGAGTTTGCGTGGGTAAAAGATTTGCCCGAAATACTATTTATGCCTAAGCGTTTTGTAATGTAAAATAAAACAATATGCCGTACAACGCCGCAGAATTTCGCGCCAAAACAAGCGAAATATTACAAGCTATAACAACTAAGCAGGTATTAAATAAAGGCTACACAGACAGCATTTACTTTCTGCCGCCTGCTGATGTTGCTGATTTAATCACTTACATCAATGCCAACCCAAACGATGTGCGGACTTTTGGCTACGAGCAGCAGGGCGAGACGCTTTTTATTAAGCCTAAGCTGCCGCTAAAAATAGAACTCAAAAGAATATGAAAGATTTTATACTCTTTGCGGTCGCAGTCCTTGCTTATCTTACTTATCGTTTTAGTGTTTTTTGCTTCGTAGCTATATGCTTTTATATAGGCTTACTTATGTATAGTCATGTAATTTGCGCAATAGTGCCAAAAAACACGGGGTTTTATAATTAAAATGACGCACTATGTTAGATATAATAAAACTATCCAATCAGCTACGCGACAACTTAGATAAGTTGGGCGATTTGCTAAAGGACGAGTTGGCGCGGGAGCTTATAGGGCAGGGGCATAGGGCAACAGGTCGGCTGGCATCAAGCATTGAGTACAATGTTACTGTATATGCCAACTCCTTAGCTTTAGAGATAAGCTACTTAGAGTACGGGCGTTACGTAGAGACGGGCGTGCGGGCAGACCGCATACCGTACGGCAAAAAGACGGGCGCAAAGACCTCTAAGTATATTCAAGCCCTTATTGAGTGGGTAAAGATAAAAGGCATAGCTTCGGGGTTGGAAGCTACAGGCATGGCTTTTGGCATAGCTCGCAAGCATAAGCAAGAAGGTATGCCGACGCGCGGCTCGTATCTGTTTAGCAGCAACGGGCGGCGCAAAGGCTTCCAGTCGTATGTAGTAAATAATAATGCAGCTAAGATAGATTCTATTTTGCAGGACGGCTTAGAAGCGACGGTATTAGCGCAGTTAGATATTTTAGTAGCTGATATAACAAAATAAAATAAAATGGCTTTAGTAGCACAACCTATGCCTTCGGGCGACCTTTTAAGCATCTATGCGCCAATAAGCTACGAGCTTACAGCGGCATTTGCTTTTGGTAAGCCGCCAATCATAAAGGCGCAGCTGTATATCAACGGCGCAACATACGGTAGAGAGATAACGCAGCCGCATTATGTTATTAGTGGCGATTTTAAGTTCCGTTTTGATGTATCAGAACTTTTGCGGACGTATGCCAAAAATGAAGACACCTTTAATTTAGGGGCCAATACAAACGTACAGCCCACTGCTGACGCTTCTAATGCAGGCTTCGCAAAGCGTTGTACCTTCTATGTCGTCTTTGTAGTTTGGCAGGGCAGCGGCGTTAATGGCATCTATGAAGATACAGCAATTACCTATACCTCCAACTCCTTATTAGGGCTTAATATAGCAGCTAACCAATACTTAGATGAGCAGAGTATAGAGTATTTTGGCGGTGCTCTCCCTACGCGTTTTTTGACTAATGCGCCAATGCGCCAATCTATGGCATTAAACGAAAAGTTATTTCTAAGCTACTTTAATCGCGGCAACTCGCGAGAGGGAATGCGGGTGCAAACTTTTAACAGCACAGGTGCGCTAATGGCTACTGTTTATTATGACATAGGGCAGGCTTTAAATAACGCTATGCGCGTGCGACGGTTAGCGGTTGGCACTACTGATATTGCGCTGCTGACCTCTTTAGTTGGGGTGCATTATTATACTATTTGTATAGTAGAAGATACGACCATACCAGTGCCTTTTGTATTCACAGAAATACGAGAGTTCTTTATAACTAAAGGCGAGTGCAGCAAGTATAGCTTATTCTTTTTGAATGCCTTGGGGGCGGACGATGTTATCCGCTTTAAAGATTTTCAATTTACTAATACTATCGAAAAAGAAGTATATACTGCCAACAACCCTAACTACCCAACCGCCAGTGCGCGCGGGCTTACTGTATTAAATTCACGAGGCAGCCGCAAAATTACCTTAGCTAAATTTGGCGTTGTAAATCGCTTGTTGCCGTGGTATTATGAGCTTCAAAATACAAGTGTGGCTTACCTACAAAAAGCAGGCGAGAGTACGCTTATTGCTATCGCTATCGAGAAGGTTAGCGACTTTGAAGCCGAAGGCACGGCGCAAACAGTGCGCGATATAGAGGTCGAATGCGCGCTTGCAAATATTGATTATTCACACTCCAATTAGTACAAAAAAAGCGATGGCAAAAATTGATTTGGACAAATACTACACTTCAAAAAAACTTGCAAAATATTGTATTGATGTAGTTGAAAAGTTAGGCTTAGATATTACAGAAACCATTGAGCCAAGTGCAGGGAACGGAGCATTTAGTTTGCAGATACCAAACTGCATTGCCTACGATTTAGAGCCCGACCACGAAAGTATAATTAAGCAAGATTTTTTACAACTCAATTTGCCATACAAAAAAGGTAGATTATTTATTGGTAACCCACCATTTGGAACAGCAAACACATTAAGCGTTCGTTTTTATAATAAGTGTGTAAGTATGGGGGATTATATTGCCTTCATATTACCCGTGGGGCAATATAACAATAATCAGCAAATGTATAAGTTTGATTTAATTCATTCCGAAGTTTTGCCACTTATAGAGTATTGCGGGCGAAAACTTCGGTGCTGTTTTAACGTGTATCAAAGAAACTCAAATGGATTAAATTTAAAGCCATACAACTATGAGTTCAAAGATGTAACTGTATTAGCATGGGGTAGAGGAAAAGGTTGTAAAATACCTAAAAAATATGATTTAGGTATTTGCTCTTGGGGGGTTGTTGGGAAAGAAATAAAATATCAAGGGCAATTTGTTTATGAACATTATATTATTGTAAATAACCCACAATTAAAAGAGATGGTTATTCAAAAGATGAAGGAAGCGAATTGGGAAGAATTATATCCTAGTATCGCAAGCCCATCTTTATCAAAATGGAAAATTTACAAATACTTAAAAGAATGTATGAAGGCAGAATTGTCTTTTGTCGGCTCCGAAATTGATGCAGATTTTATTTCACAGATGAGGCTCTTTTAGGTTTGCGCATAACGATTGAGCAGAAAAGCCAAAGACGGCATTTTGATACAAATAGCAGCTATACGGCAATTAAAAAAACAAGCTAATGCAAAGCATAGAGATACAAATAAACGGGCAGCGGGCGGACGTGGACAAGAGCCGCTTGCCGCTTGTCTTTAGCCGCAAAATTGATTTGTGGGACAGCTTTATAGGCAGCGAGGGGACGCAAGCAAAATCCTTAAACGATACGCTATATCTACCCGCCACGCGCAATAACTCAAATATATTAGCCAATTTTGATATATACAGCATTGACAGCACGCCCGCGCAAGACTTACTTTTTATCCAAGTCTTTGTAAATGCACAATCCGTATTTGCAGGTTACGGGCAGCGGGTTAGCGTAAGCAAAATAGGCACGCAAAGCGATAGCTTCGCTATAAAAATATTAGGCGATAGCACAGATGTATTTACACAGTTGGCGGAGCTATCGCTACGGGACTTGCCTATGGGTGATGCGCCAACCGCGCCTGCTGATATAAACGCCTCTTGGGTTGCTTTATCAATGACTAACAACCCGCTTATCTTTGCGCCCGCCTTCTATGGCGGAATTACTTACAACGGGGCTACCTCCAATTTTGATAACGGTACTTACTTGCAAGGGTTGCGCCCTGTTGTGCGCATTTGGCGCATCTTAGAGGCTATCTTTGAGCGGCAATTTGGCTACGAGATAGTATCTAATTTTTACAATACTGAAGCCTTTAGGAATTTAGTTTATCCTTTTGGCGTAGGCGATGCGTGGGTGCGCAGCGATGCAGTGGCGGCTACAACTTGCTATGTAGGGTCTAATAACCAAGGCTTTACGCCGCCTATAAATGCTGTTAAATTTCTAATTGAAACCGCGCCGTACAGCGACCCGCTTGCATTAAATAACTTTGGCGAGTTTGAGCCCACTGCTTATGGCGCAGGTTGGTATGTATTTACATTTAAAATAAATACAAACAATGTAAATAAGATAGTACTAAGGGGTCAAAATGCGAATGGAGTAGTAAATATAAACTTAGGCGAGTATGAGCCTAATACGCTTATAATAACAGACCCTATTTGTTTTGAGCCGCTGTACGGGTTAAAGAAAATGAATATACATATTGAGGGCGCACCTAACCCGTCTATAAGCCAAACAGTATTCATCGACACTTATTATAAGGCGCAGCTGATAAGCCGCTTCGCCTACGGGCAGCCGCTACGGATAGCATCATGCTTACATGATAGGACACAAAAAGACTTCTTGCGCGGCTTACAACACGCTTTTGGGCTTGTTATAGCCATTGATAATATAAATAAGCGTGTTTATATAGACCCGCGTTTTAATAATGCCACACAGCCCGCTGTAGTACCTGAAGGGCTATTTAATTACGATGATGGCTATTATAATACAGCAGCTGATGCGGAAGTGTTGGAGGTAGATATTAGCGAGACAACCTTACAGCACCGCCGCCCGTTCGGTGATACACTTACGTTAAGCTACGGCGAGGATAGTGGCGATGCTTACTACGCTTATGCAAAAGAACAAGGCGATTACAGCATTAAGCCGCTAATGGGCAGCCTATTAACTTTTATAGCTTCGGATAAAAAAGGTACACTGCTACCTAACCCGTTTTTTACCTACCTGTTAAATATACGCATACAGTCAAGCACGAGCATACCACGGCAAACTGTTATGCCGTGCATGATTACAGATTTAGAGCTGGCGATAATCTCTAATGATAATGCTTTTTTGCCTGCTAAATTCGAGTGCGCCCCTAAATTAGCCATGTATTACGGCGTTTTAGATTTTGGAACTAGCTTTTATGGCAACTATAATCAATTCGGGTTCAAAGATTATGTAGGGATTAGTAACGACCTTGCAGTAAATATTATACCCAGTTTTTTTCAAGTATTTCCAGACTCGGCAAGTTATTTCGCAGCATTTAACGATATTCCCTTTAATTTGTCCTATGCTACACTTACATACAACAACTCGCCAACGCCTAATTTTGCAATATTAGGGCTTATAGATAGATACCATAGCAAGTACTTATCTATCATTTATAATGATAAGTGGTACAGCTTAACGGCAAAGGTAGATTTAAGCACGTACCGTGCGGACTTGTTTAATGCGCCTAAGATGTTTAGTATAGGCGGGCAGCTAATAAAGGGCTGGCAGGTAAGCACAGAGAGCTTTAACCCTACACAAAGCGATAAGGCAGATATTATAGTAATTGGCGATTATGATAATATAAAAAGTTTTACGTATGCAGAGGAGAGCAACGATGATATACCGCTGTTAACGGTAGGATATATTTTTGAATTAACTGTATAAAAACAAAAGGTAATGGCAGAGAAAATAATAGGCTTGCGTATTAATGTGGTAGGCACAGATGATATTGTTAAGCGCATAGGTAGCCTAAATGCCGAATTAGAGCAAACTAAGCAGCAGGCGACGCAATTACAGGCGGCTTTAAAAAAGGCAGTAAGTAGCAACAATACAGCTGATGCCGCAAAGTACGGCAAAGAGCTGGCAGATGCGCGGGCGAAGCAAAACGATTTAAAGCTGGCGAGCACCGCTCTTAATAAAGAGTTGAAGTTGCAGCAAAAGGCATTTAAGGCCACGGCCGCCGAAGGCGCAGATAGTTATAACGCCTTAGATGCGCAGCTATCAATACTACGGAATCGCTTTAAGCAGCTGTCAGCAGCCGAACGCGATAGCGATATAGGCAAGCAGCTGACGGCGCAAATTGACGACCTTAACGGGCAGCTGGTAGAATCAGATGCTAAATTGGGCGTGTTTTCCCGTAACGTAGGCAACTATTCCGACAGCGTAGTTAAAGCCCTGCGGCGGGCAGCCAACGAGGAAGGGTTAATAAAAGATATTAATACGCTTAACAGCGAGACCGACGACCTGCGGGCGCGCTTTAAAAAGCTATACGACGGTATTAATGCTGGCGACAAAAGCGTTGATGCATCTAATAGCATTAAGGAGTTGGCGCAAATAGAAAAGCAAATAAAAATCAACCAATCTGCTTTGAAGGGGCTTAACGGGCAACTTGCGAATACCAAAGGCTTAGAGAGCCAAAAAAGCGTTAGCGGGCGCGACATACGCAATATCGGGAAAGCGGGCGGCAAAGGCTTAGGCGGCGCGGCAGGCGTTGCGGGCGGGCTATTCCAAGGGGCTGAAGCAGCAGCGCAGTTTGGGCCAGTAGGCGTAGCAGCTTTTGGTATATTTGCGGCTGGCGGCTTAGCTTTTAAAGGTATCCAAGCACTTGATGAACTAACAAAGCAGTTTCAAAAACTCGAGAGCCAAACGGCAGCATTCTCGGGCGTTTCGGGCAGCGCGCTCAAAACCTTATCCGTTGATGTTAAAGCTACTGCTGACACGTTCGGCAAAGACCAAGAAGAAATACTAAAGACTACTAAAGCATTATCTAAAAGTTTAGGCGTAGATTTTGCTACGGCTTTAGATTTAGTAGGCAAAGGGCTGCTTACTGGCGCGGACGCTTCGGGCGAACTATTAGCTACTTTGGAGGGTAGTGCAGAGGCGGCACGCGTGGCGGGGTTATCTATCGACGACCTTATTGTGTTTAGTAACGAAGCGACAAAAAGCGGGCTTTTAAGCGATAGAGGTATTGAGTTAGTTAACACCTTCGGCACTGCTATTAAAACCAATAGCGGCGAAGCTAAGGCAGCTTTAAATGATGCTTTAGGAGCTGAATTTACAGATAAGATTTTCAAGGGCGTGCAAGATGGCAGCATAAGCACCAAAGATGCTATTAAGCAAGTAAGCGAAGAGCTTACTAAGCAAGGCGTATCTGCTGATGCCGCCAGTAAAGTTTTTGTAGATGCTTTTGGCGCGGGTACAGCTGCCGAAAACGAGTTTATTTTAAGCTTAAAGGGCATAGGGGCTGGCATTGATTCTTATATAGATAAGTCTAACGGGGTTACCCGCGTACAGCAAGAACAACTAAAAGCAAATAAAGCCTTAGCTTCGGCGCAGCAAGGGCTGGCTAACTCTTTTGAGGACTTAGGCTTTAGCTTTAGTGCTACATTTACGAAAATACAAGCAGGGCTTATAAATTTTGCAAACAAAACACTAATAGCGTTTAATTCTGTATTTGGCAATGGACTGGCTGCTGGGCGCGAATCGTTACGCAAAACAACGCAAGCCCTTAGTGACCAAAGTAAAATTGTTGCTGATTTAGAAAAAAATGTAACGCCACTATTGAAGCGTTATGACGAGCTAACTGCCTTACTGCCTACACTGGCAGTAGGTAGCGATGAGGCGGTGGCAGCGCAGGCGGAGTTAGCAAAGGTTATACAAGCCGTAGGCGATAACATACCAACAGCTATAAGCCAATTTGGTAAGTATAATCAAGTTTTGGCTGTAAACGCTGGCGCGGCGAAGGATTATATAGCACAACAAAAGCTGCTGCAAAAAAGCATTGAAGACGCGCAATCTAATGAAGCCATTAAGCAGTTGCAAAAAGTAGAATACCTAAGCCCAATTAATGCCGTAGTTACAGGCGTTCAAAAACTAAACGGCACGCAGGTATCTATTGACGATGCTGAAGTTGTCGCTATTACTGGAGAGTTGAACAAGTTAGGCAAGGAGGCGCAAGACTTGAATGCTATATTAAAAACCACCGAAGCTGGTCGGCAAAAGCTCGCCTCTTCTTTAGCTATACAAGGTGCAAGTGTATCTGATTTTCAAGACCCCTCCGCACTGGCAGCCCGCCAAAAGGCTATTTTTGAGCAACTAAGTAAAGAGGCTGACGATGCTGCTAATGCAGGCAATAAAAAGCAGGCGGATATAGCAAAAACAGCAGGCGAGGCGGAGTTGAGCCGACAAAAAGCCGAAGGGCGCGCTAAGGCTGCCGAAGCGGCAAAGGCAGCCGCTGAAAAAGCTAAGGCGGAGCGGGACGCGCTTATTGAGGAAGAAAAGGCAACGCGCGAGCAACTACAATCAGCAAAAGAAGATACAGAAAAGGCGATTACAAGCCTTAGCTTACAAGGCATCAAAGACCGTGGCGCACGAGAAGCTGAAACTTTGAAGCTAACCTTTGCTGACCGTATCGAAAGCGAGACAAAAGCCCTTAGCGATGCTGCTGATGCGCGCATAGCATCTTTAGGCAAACTTGCAAAAAGCGCGGCAAGTGATGCGGCTATCCGCTCACAGTTTGGCACACCCGAACAAATAGCAGCGCAGGCGGAGACAGTGGCGCAAGAGACGGCAGACCAAATACGGGTACAGACAAGCCTTATTATTAGCGAGAGGGATAAGCAGCTTAAAGAGTTGGAGGTTAGCCGTGCAGCTGCTATTAGCGAGGCTATTAAGAGTATTGATAGCGATGCGTTAAACAATGCTATTGGCGAGGTGCAAAGCCGCTTATCGTTAGCGACTGGCGCAAGCGATGCTATACAGTTGCGGATAGAGGTAGCGCAAGATGATATTGATTTTGCGGCTAAAAAAGCGACTGCCGCCTTAGGGTTGGCGCGGGCTGCAAATTTGGTAACAGAAAAAGAGTACCAAACGCAAATAAAGGCAATAGAGCAAAATTCGGCCAATGCCCGCATCGCGCTGCTTACAAATAACTACGAGGAGCAAAGTAGTATTATATTTGCAAAGACGGAGCTGCAAAAGCTGCAAATAGAGGGTAACCTTGAACAGCAGCAACAGGCTATTAGGGACGCACGCGATGCAAGCGTCACGCAATTAGAGACTAATTTAGAGGAGCAGCTAATAAGTACTGAAACTTTTGATGCCGCCCTTATAGAGCTTAACGCATCAACAAACGCACAGCTGTTATTGGCCAACAAAGTAGCGGCGCAAGATATAGCTGCTGTAGAGGCAAGCACGAGTAAAGAGAGAATAGATTTAGAGCGCGAGATTACAAGCGCGCAAATAGACTCTTTAGCCGAGCGTGCAGCTGCCTACCGCGAAAACCAACAGGCAACACTAAAAGAATTTGCTACTGCTGTTAGTGGCGTAGGTAGCTTTATTTTAAATGCGGCAAAGACGGCGGACGACTTTTTTATAGCAAGTGAAAACAATAAAAAGGCGGCTATCGACGCACGGTATGCGGCGGAGCTAAATGGCGCACGCGGCAACGCTTCGGCTATTGCGGCTATCGAGGCACGCAAGGCGGCGGAGATAGAGAAGATAGAACGGGCAGCGGCGACGCGGCGTAAGGCTATTGCCATAGCACAGGCTATTGTCAATGGCGCAGTTGCTGTAACTAATATATTAGCGACAACCCCCGACCCGACGGGCATTTTTACGGCTATTAGGATTGGGGCAGCAGTAGCAACGACGGTAGCACAAGTTGCGCTTATAAGCTCGCAGCAGTTTGCTTTAGGCGGCAGCATACCTGCTGGCAGCGGCTTTATAACAGGGCGTAGCCACGCTGGCGGCGGCGTACACGGCGCAATAAACGGGCGAGCGATAGAAGCCGAAGGCGGCGAATACAAAACGGATGACGAGTACGGCAATGGCATCATAATAAACAAGCGCAGCAGCAGCTTATTCAGGAACACCCTCAAAAGCATAGGCGGCAAAACCTTTGCAGGCAAGCGGCAATTGCTTAGTAATATAAATGCCTATGGCGGGTTAGGGGTGCGTTTTGCCGCTGGTGGCAGCATACCACCACAAAGTATAGGTACAGGTATAAGTGGAGGGGCGCAGGTGGCGCAGGCGCAAACGGCGGCAATATTGCAGCTGGCTAACGAGGCTAAAAATATAGCTATTGCCACGGGCGAAAGAATAGATAGAATGGTTGTTGTCGCTGATGCGCAAGCTATTGTAGCGCAGGGATTAAAAGATACGCCACGTAGAAACACACAAATCCTTTAAATGAAAATACAAGTTTTAAACAATAAGGCGGAGCTGCTGCATATAATAGAGACGCAGCAGCTCTTGGGAGAGGACTACAGTGGCCTGTACCGCTGTAATGTAAATGCTGGCGTTACTGAATTGGAGTTGGCTTTTATCGACGTAGGGGCGCAGCGGCGCGCCATAGCAGCGGCGATATGGCAAAACAACAACAAAGGTATAATTAAGCAAAGCCCGCGCCGTACAGCGCAATTAAAGCGGTTTATCATGCAGTTGTGTGGCATACGCAGCCGTATTACTATGGCTGCAATTATTAACAAAATAAACGATATTGAAAATGGAAGACGATAAAGTGTATAAAACTAACTTTGGCGGCAAAGCAAACACGAATGGCTTTAGTAACCCTGAAAATAGGCATAAGGCAGGCAGGCCAAAGAAAAATAAATTAGCTGATATGATTAGGGAACAGCTGGGCGAGCCTGTTACGCCATCGCAAATAAACGAAGCCACGGCTATTTTGCTAAACCTTAGCGAGCAGCAGCTTTTAGATATTAAAGACTGCAAGGATAAGAATAAGTACCCGCTATTTGTGATTACCCTTACCGAGGCTTTATTGAAGGACAAAAAGAACAAAAACACAGATACTGCTATCAAGTTAATAGAGCGTATAGCAGGACGTGCGCCACAAAGTGTAGAGATACGGGCGGAGGTAATAAGCCGCCCTGTCGTCGATAACCTAACCGAAAGGCAGCAAATAGAGTTACTAACGCTGCTGTCAAAGATAGGTGCAAGCGGGCAGGATAGCGATAACTAATAAAAAATATTGATATGATTATTGAAGATTATAGCCCCGAATATATAAACAGCCTAAAGAAAGCCTTACAAGCCAACCTTGCGCATAAGCATATTGCGCACTTCTTTAGGCTAATAAAACCCGAAAATGTTATCAACTGGCACCATAAAGTAATACTTGATACCATACAAGATTTTGTAGAGGGGCGTATAAAAAACCTAATCATATCAATCCCTCCGCAGCACGGCAAGTCCGAAATTGCGTCGCGCATACTACCCGCCTACCTTTTAGGCCTCAACCCTAAGTGCCGCATTATTTCGGCTTCTTACAATGCTGATAATAGTTCAAAGTTTAATAGGGACGTGCAAAGAATAATAGAAAGTAAGGAGTATAAAATCGCCTTCCCTAATGTAGGCTTAAACAGCAAGGCGGTACGCACGGATAAAGACGGCGCATGGCTTAGGAATAAAGATGAGTTTGAGAATGTCGAGTACGGCGGCTTTT